CGATGAGGTCCTCAACGAATATCTTGCTGAGCATGTTTGGTACACAGCTGGACGTGCAAAGCTTCAAGCCATCACCAAGGAAAGCGCCAGGTTGATCTGTTATCCCGGGTTTGCTTTCATGCTACTGACCAGTGTTTATTACTCGAATGTTATGTGGTTTTTCCATGAACAATTTGAGTGGTTTGGCGTTGGTTTTTCATGGATGAACGGTGGAGCTGAAAAGCTTGCCAACATTTTAAAAGCTGATAAAGGGGTTGCTCCTGAAGGTTATGAGTTTTGCTCAGTTGACGCCAAAGAATGGGACACGTCATTGTCTTCCATCCTACTGTACAAAATGAGAGATTTCCATTTGAAACTTATGAAACATTGCGGTGTTCCATCGAGATTCATTTACATATTTGGGAAACTCTTTGATTGTATGGTTGCTGCCGTCATATTATTGCCAATGGGTTTTGCTGTTCCTGTTTTCAAGGGCATGAAAAGTGGGTTCGCAGGCACTGCTGATGACAACACTAATGTTCATCGTGCAATTTTCAAGGGTGTTATCAGATTCTTAGGTCTTGACATTAATTTACCATGTGTTTTGTATGGTGATGACAACATTTTCCTTAGACCTATCAGTGTCAGTGATGATGATGTCATTCGGGCATATGCGAAATTTGGAATAGTCATAAAGGACATTCATTCATCTTCAAACTTGAGTGAGGTGTCTTTTTTGTCTAAAAGAGTTGTTTACATGGATGGTGAGTATTTTCCGTTCAGAGACTCTGTCGAAACATTTTCACGGATTCTCCAACCTGAGGAAATGCATCCATCTTTTTCTGATATTCCCCAGTGCAGACGAACAGCCGAGAGACTTGTTGGTCATCTCATTGACAATTTCTACAACGTAGAGGTTCGGGTTACCATTTACAAGATGCTTCGCTATCTCAAGAAGAAGTATCATATCAATGAGATTGAATTTGACCCATCTAAGTACCAGTCCACTATTTTTCGTTTTATGGACATGAAACGATTGGCTGGTATCATTCCATCTGTGCCAGACGAGTCTTTTATTCGCGAGCTTTATGGTGTTAGTGCTCACGGTCTTTCAATGTATTGGCCTGACATTGACGTCGAAGTAGTTTATGACCCTGAAAAGAAG